ATATCTTGCCATAGCTTTGAGTAATTAGAAGCACATCGGCAAACTCATGTCGGTGTTCGGCGAACCATTCTTCAACGAGCTGATCGGTCTTTGCACGCGGCAAAGCTTTATGACACTCATCGATGACATATAGAGGACCCGCCCCCGTTTCGGGATGGCGCCATGGGTCCGCATAATCCAACATCGTCGCAAAAGGCCTTGCGACCTGCTGGACAGTGTGGGTATCAAAGGATCGATGAAACAAGTTCCAACGACTTACGTTCTTTTGAATCTCAACGTCATTTTGACGCAAGGAAATCAACTCACGATAAGAAGGTTCTATAGAACAAATATGCTCGAGATCAAGAGGCATATTAGTAATAACTTTGCGACCTTGAGCGAGCGCAGGGAGAATATGAAACGCTACAGCCTCATAACTTTTACCTCCGCCAGGCTGACCTAGAAGAAGATTGATCATTACGACCCCAACCGAATGAACGGGATCAATTGCAGAAGGAAGCGAATGCCCAAAGCCACCAGGACAATACCAAGAGCTTGAGTAAAACCAATGGCAGAAAGCATGGAAAGGACAGATGCCGGAAGCACATCGAAAAGACTTTGAAGACTCCAGCTGACAGGAATCGGAATTTGAGCAAGAAGCAAAACCACAACATCAAGCACCATCTCGACAATGAAACAAAACAGATCAACGAGCATATCCCAAAGGACGAGAAAAACAGTTTTTACAAGGTCGAAAACCCACTGGACAATAGAATCCAGGAATTCCGAAATCCATTGCAAAGCATCTTCCATATCAGCCCCCGAAAATAATAGAGCGCGCTGCAAAAAGCGCAGTTATGATCAAAACGATACTGATGAAAGTCAGCACACCGGAAGGAATACACAGAGGAACATCACCAACAAGCCAAACATTAAAACTAAAGCAGCCATCAAATGGGGCGGAGTTCACCTGGACACGAAAGGAATCCAGAAAACCATAAAGAGGAGTTGCCTTCATATCATTGAAAGATGCAATCATTACACCGCCTAAGCCATCAGGATATTTTTTTACATACCACGACTGGGTAACATCAGGACGAACACCGGAAGGCGCGCCAAACGAGGACGGCTTCTTGCAGGTGGGATCACCAGGGTTTTTTTCGCAAAAAGATTTTTCCAGAAGGGCATCAGGAGGTAATTGATTTGCAGCAGCAGTGCCAGCAGCAACAGCAGCAGCAGTGCCAAAATCAAGACCATTTGCAGCAGCAACGGCAGAAGCAGCATCTATAGCTTCTTGCAAATCACCTTGATTCATTGTTTCAGCAGCAGCGACGGCAGAAGCGGAATGAGGACTTACAGTCTGGCCAGTATTTGAATCTATACAAATTGTGCGCCCGTTCATCGTGGCAAAACTTTGCCCAGGTGCGCAAGTACCTTTTAAATCGACAGCGGCAGTAGATTGAGGAACAGAAGGGCCAGCCGTACAGGTCTCACCAGTAGTATAGAAATCAGCAGGACCAGCATAATAATAGTAAACACCACCAATCAAACCGCGACGAGTAACAGATGAGATCCCGCTTGCCATAGCCAGACAACCATCATTACAAGCAAATGTAGGGAGGACAGCAGTATCGACGGTTCCGACATTGTAGAAACCTGATTGAATTGTTTGATCAGCAATACAGACCGGATCAGGAAGGACACGCTCACAAAGCGCAGTACTTGTATTGTAAGTGTAAGGGCCTAGTGCGTCGGTAACAACTGGACAAGTTGCAGATGAAAGCTTAGAAATAAAAAAGCAAAAAGACTCAAAACCATTGAGTTCAATCTTACATTGATAAGAAGTTGAAGCGTTAGAGTAACCTGGATTAATTACAGATTGAGCATAAAGTTTGCAATTAATCCCACCAGTTGACAAGCAATTAAGAATTGCAGCACCAGAAGGAGAACTTGAAGAAGAACCAACATCACTATCCCATTGCTCAGGAGTGAGAGGCGGTACCTGGTCAACAGCCGCAAATGACTCATGCACCCAGAACGTCAAGCCAAGAATAAGTAAAAGGCCAACTGGTGGATTCATTGGAAGGCCTTTTGAATGAAAAGAAAAACAAGGAAAGCGGAGAGGCCGCCAAGAACAGCGAACAACGTATAAACGAGGGTTAAAACCTCCCCAGACATCATGGCTTAAGCCTTGCGCACGCCGCGCTTGCCAAGGTCGACACCCTTGAAGGCCATTGCGATGCCGATGATGGCAATACCAGCCACACCAACCCAAACGGCCACGCCAGTGAAGTCAACTGCTGCAAGAATTAGATCCATTTTGGATTCCTTTCTGAATATACAACTGAGGGGCAGTTGCCACCCTTGCGGCAAAACGCCTACAACTTTTTAATAGCCAAAAGAGCGAAACCGATCACAAGTCCGAAAGAGGCCAATGCAGCGACAACGTAAAAACCGAATTCAAAACTTTTTTGAATTCCAGCAGCAGTAACGAAGGAATTTTCGATACACGTTGCAAAAGTAGGAACAGGAAACGGGATTGAATGAACAAGCGACATTGCCTGGACACCGTCCATTATTTCATATTCATTCAAGTGCCAAACACCAGCCACATTAAAGGCATCGTGATACACATGTACGGCCATTGTTTTGGCCCGAATGCCCGGAACCCAAGAAGAAAAGTGAGCGTCGACGGCTTCCTGTTCAGTCGCATAACAAGTGTTATCGTGAAGCCATCCGGCAAAACTAACCGATGGCAGACAGAACAGGATGCAGAGCAGAGCAAAGCCTAATTTTTCGTTCATTTTTTTTTCCCTTGCGTTTATAAGAGCAGTCGAAGCATGGGGCGCCACGACTTACACGACCGCTCATAAAAACGCCCTGAACACGCAGGGCGGGAAACCTTTAGGCAGGTTTGACCTGTCCGGTTTTTTCGGGTGAAGCGTAAGAAGCCGTAGATTTGTTGCGAGGAATCAAACGCACAAGTTGCCCCCCTATCTGCTTATCATAGCCGACAACAATCCCGAACTCACCATCGTAATCGCCGGGCGGTATAACCAGGTGGCCTTTCGGAAGAATCAACTCGCCTACGCGGATGACTTCGGCACCAGTATCAGGGTCAAGCGGATATGCGATGCACTGGCAAACGTGCATTTTCCAATCCTTGCCGTTTTTGTTGCCCTTGCGTTCGTTGACGGATAAAACCTGAATACGTGCTTTCATTTTTTGCGCTCCCATGATTGAAGGAATGCATCAGCAAGAACACGAGTAGAAAAAAACTTATATTCAAACGGGATTGAAACTCGATAGAGATTTCTTCCGACTTGCTCAACCATGATGCGCCCCTAAAGTTAGCTCCGGAAATGGAGTGAGCACACTTTAAGTCCATTCCTGGAGTCTTGTCAACCACATTATTAGTCCAACATAAACGCAACCCCCGACGTAACCTTGCCTATTAATTTTCGATCTGTTTCGCCAGTAATCCAAATAACGCGCGCCGCCTGGTCAGCCCACATGTTCATGTCTGTTGCGCCCGTGTAATAAATCAAATCATGCGCTTCTGATACTGCCCCCGCAAAGGTATCAGCACGCAGCCAGAACCTTTCTATACGCGGTCTAATAATGTTGCGACTGTGCCAATACTTTTTTGCATTTTTGTCACCCTCATCAAACTCTTTCCCTATGTACTTCGTCAAATATCCGGCGAGCTTATTACGCTTCCATTTTTTTGCAGTACCGCCCCACCTACGCACAGGCCCTTGCACGTTGACCGCGCCCATAGACTTCTCACCGAGTTTTGCACCCCCTACAAACCACGCAGACACATCAGAAAGGGGTTGACCTATGGCAAGCAGCCAGCAGCGCAGCAACCAGCGTATATCTTGCCTACCAGTAACAGCAACATGGATGTGATACGCGCCCCGATCCTGCTTCTCCAGAACCGCCAAATACTGCCAGTCAGGATACCGAACACGAAAAAGGCGAACGGCCTCTTTCCAATCAGAGGCAACCTGGGCACGATCCTGGACGTTTTCCCGATAGGTAAAAGTCAACATGTGATCTGCAAATATCGACTTGACCAAATACCGGACGGATTGCCTTGCGCGCTTCGCGGACCGTGCGCGATTTTCCGCATCACGTTCCGCCTGTTCCTCAACTGTACGACGCTTGCGCGGACAATCAAGTAAAGGATTAAAACCCATGCGCAAATTGATGATCGCATCACGATTTGCAGGAGTGACGCTTACTTCAGTTTGACCACGCGATAAATGTACAACTTTCGCCCAGTAATACGGTATCGGTGCGGCTTCTGCCTGTAGGCGACGGCGTGCCTCTTCTGCGAGGTTTGGCTTTTTTGTGCATGGGCAGTCGTTGACTACATCCCATTTACGGCGTATAGGTGCGCTCATTCGGCAATGCTCCCCTAAATGACTTGCTGAACAGCCCCA